ATACTGCCAGTAGTAGAGCTTTCGGTTGAGAACGAATCAAAAGCGTCTGTTTTTACGGCTGTTCCCTGAACATTTCCAGAGCCTAAAGTCCAGACTGCTCCTTTTTGATAGTTCGACCACTCACTGCGAGTAGCGCGAGAACCTACGTACAGTTTATCTTCTGCATATCTGTAAAGAAACGAATTGCTATAGTTGCCATTATGAAAGTTAACAGCAGTACCTCTAAATAAATAATCTCCAGTTGTATTATATTTTTGCAAAGAGCCTAATGTTAAAGACGAACCGTCATACGATACTTTGTAGTATCTTGCTTCGGTGTAACCTGTAATCGCTGACAAAAGATATTTACCAGTCTGTTCAGACTTTAAAAACCGAACATAGTCGCTACGTATCTGAGAAGCTCCAGTGCCTTGCGAGAACCCAGAAGGTGTAATATCTGTGACTGTATGTGTGCCATCAGCGGCAACTAAAACCTTTTTAACTACATATCCTGTAGTGCTATTGCCTGTAGCAGTTTGATAAGCCAACAAGAAATTAGCACTTGAATCATCATATTTTATTAATTGAATATTCGTACTCTTATAAACACTAGCAATAGCAGTTGTGCCTACATTTGATTGGGCGTATGCGCTGTTGACTGTCCCTGTTGTTAGTTCTAAAGTCATACTTGAAGAAGACGCTACTGTATTTATTGCAACCGCACAATATATCGACTTGTCTCGCGCAAAAGTTAATTCGCCACCATATACGCGGACAGCATAATTTTTGGTTGTACTGTTAAAGGTGTAAACTAAATCGCTGTTGGCAGTTCTTGTTATAGCATTATCAGATTTTCTTACCTTTACAGTGTACCCTCTCGATGTCCCGTAGGAAATGTTCGAGTTAGAGCCATATGTAAACGCGGTAAATATGTAATAAGTACTATCTTCACCTTGATACTCTAGTCGGTATTTAGGTGAAACCATATACGTATTATCTGCAGGAATACCCACCACATAAGACAGTTGAGACCCTCCTGAGTCAACAACAACATAATCAATGGACTGATAGGTGCCATTTTGATATCTACTAAATAGGTATAAAATATTTCCATTCGGCATTAGCCCTTCAAATTTAGCACCATTATCAAAAGGGATAGCATCCTTACTACCTGTAGTGCCATTATTTGTTTGACTCAAAACATTTTGGTCTATTTGTGAAGTCTTAGCTATTACAGGCGTATCAGCAATTAATTTTCCGCTTGTATTGAGTTTGTAATATGAGCCTTCAATTACTGGTGAATAAGCTACCTCTGCTGTTGAACCTTTATACGGGATGTTAGCTCCGCCCCCGCCTCCGCCTAATTTAATAGCCATTTATAACTCCCTCCATCCTATTGTTGAATCAACGTACACAAGAGTTGCACCTGCATCAGTTGCCAGTTCACCATTATCCGCTGTTGAATTAATATTTGATCCGTTTCGAGCAACAGTCACTGTGCCTGCTCCAGCGTTTTCTATAAATACTATGTTTCCTGCGCTTGGACTTGCAGGCAATGTAATAGTGACTGCACTTCCAGAGTTCACAATGATTTGATCTTTGCTAACAGCTGTGTAGTCAGCAGTCTTGACTGCAAAGTCGTTAAACGCGCCACCGCCGCCAAGCTCTCCCCACTCGGTTGAATAACCTTCAAACTTCCCTTCAGTAGAATTAAATCTAAACATACCTGCTGACGGTGAAGATTCACGCTGTGCTGTAGTCCCTGCTGACACTTTGACAGAGCCATTGTTGTTTAACACTAGCGCACCTGTCATCGTCCCGCCAGATTTAGGAAGTGCCGCGTCAGCAGTTGTGCCTTGTGCGGCTGTTGCATAGTCTGAGGAATCAAATGCTTTTACTTGAGCAAGGTTAGCAACCTCACTGTCCATCAAAGCTCCAGAACTTGTCACGTTATCAGTATCTGTTACGTCTGCACTAGCCTCTATGTCGTCAAGTTTAGTGCCGTCAGTAGCAATATCACGACCATCAACGGTTGAGTTTGTAGTTATAGCGCCAGTGAAAGCCGCACCAGATAGCTCGGCCTTATCTGTGTTCAAATTGCTGAAATTACTGTCAATTTCGTTGTTAGTAAGGGGCGAGCCTTTGCCTGCCCTTGTTACGATAGTAGACATCGGTAGCCCCTTCTAATTAAGATGCGGTAAGTGTAATGGTCCAAGTGATAGTCATTGAATCCGTGGCCTGCTTATTGACCACATCAAAAACGGTACGGCACAACATATCGCCAGAAGTAGACGCATTAAATATTCCTGCCTCTGTAACTCCTCCTGTGCCTTCTCCCGCCTCAAACGAGGAAACGTAAGTAACAGTGTTCGTTGAAACGCTAGTGCTGTCTAACGCTTCTCTAGAACCTAGAATAGATACTAAGTCAGTCTGTCCTGCGGCCGCGGCAGTTGTGCTTGAGCCGACTGCCATGTGAGACATCGCGCCTTGGGTGGTATCTTTCATTCTGCTGACAATGAAATTTAATCCATCATTAACAACTAGGTTTTTAATCGCGCGTGAATCTCTCACGCTACCGTCGGAAGATTTCAAAACGATAGAAACATCACCGCGTAGTTTTAATTTATCTTTAATCATAATAGCCTCTTTAAAAAGTTAAAAATTACGGACAAAGCCGCAGTATTCTTCTAAAAAATAATCTTCTGAAGCATAATTCTGCGTTGTCAAAAACCCAGAATCATTTGCAGAAGTCGTGTCCGTTGCCGCTTTAACGACTAAGTTTACAATGGATTCATTAATAAATCCAAGATCTGTTTTGGATTTAATAAACTCCATGTTTTGATCGTCGTCAACAGAAGACGCACCATCAAAGTCATCAGTGCCGTATAGCTGTTCAGAAATTATCTTGCTTATATCTTTATTATTAATTTGATCTAATAAAGTTGCAATTTCATTTTTGTCAATGCTTGTTTGACATTGTAACACATCAATTATTTGCGCACTATCTGATAAATAAATACCTTGAAAAAGCAAAATAACAACAGAGTCAACAAAACTAGCAAGATCATTTTTAGTTGTTTGGTATTGAATCTGTGAAACATCTTGAACGAGTGCATTATCGGACAAAGATCGTAAAAATACGGCTACATAGTTAAAGACATCCACCGCGCTTGACGCATCTTGCAAAAGTTTATTGAGTGTCAAAAGTTGTGAGTCAGACACTTGCCCGCTGTCAGCCAAAAAGCGACCAAAGTTAAAAGCAATCTGCAATGCATCTGTAAAATTGGAGCTATCTTCTTGTACAGCGTTTAAGGCAAAAGAAAGAAACTCATTAATTAGGGGTAATTCTTCCTTTGAAAGACCAATAACTAAAGAGTGCAGTTCACTAACATCACCGAAATTGCTTAACTCTTTTATCGTTTGAAAAACTGCATTATCAGAAATGTCACCCGCATCAGATAATTGCTTTTCTGTACCAATATTTAACTGATCTTGAACGGCTGATTGATCATATTTAAGTGTCGATAATAATTTAGAAGCAAGGTCAGTAACTAATGAGGAATCTGTAAAAACTTTTTGATAGAAAGCAACAATTATAAAAACACCGAGCCGAACTTTCATCATTGCTTTTTGAAAAATTACTTTACCTTTTGCCATTTAAAAATCTGCCCTTAATTTAAAATTTAAAACTTCATAAACTGTGTCAATAGTGCCGTTGTCATAGGTTATTTCCACTTCGCCTTCGTAATAACCTGCATCAATATCGAGATTATTAGAACCAAACAAAAACAAAACAATGCCCTTAGCAAAGTTAGTTGTTGGAACATTAAATCCATTTAGAGTGAACAGCGTGGTAGTGGAGCCTTTTGCCCTGAATTTAAGCATTACAGTTGCGCCTGTAAGATCAACAACAGAACCATCATGTGACTTGGTTATTGTCGCTTGAACTTGTGGAGCAGTATCTTTTTTTACAATCTCAAATATCATTTTAAACCTCTGTGTATAAAAAGTAATAAGCAGTTATAGTTTGCTTGGCTAATAGTTTATAAATTTGATGGGTTTAGTGATCTTGTAGATTGACTAACTATTGCACCAGATGAAGTGTGCGTAACAGTCCAAGACCATATTTTGTTAAACGGAGTAACTTGGTAAGTTACAGACCCTATTGTAAATTGACCTGTATCTCCGCTTTGTTCGTTTGGAGTAACAGAACCAGAATTAAGGGAACTCCATGTACCAGACTCTGGCCCTGCATTAATAACCATCGCATGACTGTAAGCCCCTGACGCAGTTACCGTATAGGTGTTGGTGTAACTGTTCGGACTAGTTGAGTTGCTGTTAGCATAGAAAAAAGTTATTGATGACGGAGAGGTTGCCAATGATGTACCTGTAACAGTTGCGGCCCTTAGTAAACTAACTGGCCCCCAAGAAGCAGTAACAGCCCCTGCACCGATTCTAGCAATGTCTGCTTGCACAACATATATATTGTCAGTAGTGCTTGGTATTCCTAACGTCCATCCAGTTGGCGGGTTTGTAGCAAAAGAATACGCGCCTGTCGTTGAGTAAGTCATTGAAGAATCACTGGGCGATGACGGAGCAGACGAACCTTGATAGTATATTTCAACAGTATCATTAAATGGTGTCAGGCCGCCCTGAATTAGTCCGTCGTTTGTGTTGAAATACAGAAACGAACTAGCATTACCAAACGTAAAAGACCCCGACGCTAAGTTTATAGCAGTACCAGATTGTGCCCCTGTAGGAGCAGACCCTGCCGTGGGTGAGTTTGTCGAATTACTCAATGAACCCGCTGTTACTGCACCCAAGTCGGCTGTAATAGCCGCAAGGTTAGTGGTTTCAATGTTCTCAGCAACAATAGAATTTGCTGTCATTCTTTGAACAGTAATGTTTTTTACAATTAACGTTCTGTTAGTTGAACCATTTTCCCAGTTCAATATTCGTAGGCCGCCATGAGTAGACCCGCTATGAAATTGGATATATGGCCCTGCGTTTACGTCTGAGGGAATTAAATGATTTGGCACTTCATTTATATCAACATCTGAGCCTAGAAAGAAACAAACTATCTCATCGTAATTAGTATCTGTAACGCTTGATTTCCAAGCAAAATACACATTGGCCGCGCCTTGCTGAGTGTTTCTGTTAATATCCCATCGCCCAAAAATCTGAGAAGTTGATCCATTGCTTCCAGAGGTTGCGCCATTTGTGAACGATGTATATTGATTTGCTCCGACAAACCATGCGCCACCAGTTGTGGTTTTTTTAATCTGTAGTTTTATTTTATAGACTGAATTACTATCAATAGGAAAACTGTCTGTTCTCACCGAACTGTTTTGTGCGTTAGCAATAGATAATGCTTTCTCTGAACTATTAAACGAGACTGCAATTCCTGATGGAATAGCATTAACAATATTACCTGCGTCATCATATCCACCGTATCTATAAACATTGCCAGATGCGGATACTGGGTTTACCAGAGAGGTAGCGTGAGCAATTATCTTCGACGGTGAAACAGAGTTGCTAGAAAGGTTGTCACTGCTGATTGACTGATCTTCAATAACATCGCCAGATATTAGGTTGGTTTGCTCGACCCAAGCACCGCTAATTCGCTCATACGCCTTTTGTGCGTTTGGCGTAACTGATGTATTAGTGATGTAAACAATATCCCCATCAATAGGGTCTCTGCCAACAAAGTCAGAAAACACTGTATCTGATGGTGCGGCAGTGCTTGAACTGCTAGTGATTCTAGTGGTTGTTACTACGTCTCCTGCGCCTACTGCTAAGGTCGTAGCTGAAACTGCTGTCTGTGCGTTAAAGTCTGCGTCTGAGGTTTTATTGCCTGTTAAGTCAACAGATTTTAATTTATAAAAATACTCTGTTTCATCGTCAAGCCCACCGTCAAGATGTTCAGCCTTTGCGCCAAAGCCTCCCGCGACATTGGACACTTCTGCATATGTCCCGCCAGATGATAAAGAGCGGAAGATTTCGACGTTGTTAAAGTCTTTTTCGGCAGGGTTAGTATAAGACAAACTGATAGACTTAAGCCCTGCTGTCGCTGTTATCGATGTAGGCAATGATGGAGCAGTTGTATCAATCGCCGCTGTTGGCGCTGATGTTATATACGTGCTTGAAACGCCTAACTCATTTACAGCCTTTACTCGTACATTATATGTCTGACTGCTTTGCAAATTTACAACGATAAACGGTGAGTTTTTTGTTTGTTGAGAAAAATAATCAGAGGCGCTTGATAGCTTCCATTCAACCACATAATGATCGGTAAACGCATCGTCTGCATCAGTCCACGTTACGTTGAACTGTGAATTAAATGTGCCATCTTCACTCAAAAAAGAATCGCTTGTAACGTTTATGCTTGTCGGAGCAATAGCAACTGAGCCGTTATAAAGCTCAACTTCTCCTGCACCTAAGAATACTTCTTCATCAGATGCTTGCCAATCCCAGATAGATGAGGCTGTCTCAATAGCATCAACATTAACAACAATTCGGCCATCTGAACTAAAGTCCATCGCATAACCAACCACCTCAAACACCTTCCCGCTGTATCCAAGACGCGTATTGGTGACGCTAATGTTGTCCCCTATTTTAAATCTAAGCGCACTTAGATTGCAGGGTATGGTTATGGCTTCTTGCTGCCTAGAACGGAACAGAGCCAGTTTAGCAAGCCTCTGAGCGCGGATATTGTTTGAGGTATATGGAAGCGCCATATCAAGATAAATAGGGTCGCCATCTTGCACCGCATAAGCCGATGAAATTTGCGCAGGGTAATCAGCTAGGATGTAGTTATCTTCTTCAGAGAGAAATACGCCTTTCACGCCATTAAACGCATTGCGTCTTGACTGTTTAGTCTGTACGGTAATCTCGCCAATAACTTGTGATTCATCCACGGTAATTGATGGGGCTATGTACTCTCCCGCGTGGACTTCAAACTTGCCGCCAGAGTAGACTAACCGACCCGCCATAGAGCCAATCATTGTTTCGATGTTTGCCTTGATAGAGTTAGATGTATCTACCACACCGTCGATAGTGTATCGGGGCTGAGTCCCACCCGCTGACAAGGTAATTGCTTCATCACAAACGCCCTTCGCTGTGGTTACAGAAGAAGTAAGAATGTTGGCAACGGTTTCGCTTAACCCATATTTAGTGTCACGCAGATAATCGTAAATACATAAAGCAGGGTTTTGTGACCATGCGGTTGAATTGTTGCTTGGGTCTAGTACTTTCTTGCCGCGAATAATGGTTGATATGTTAGGCAGTCCACTAGAAAACTTCTCTGGGTCATGCGTTAGCTTGACAACCATGTAAGCTGTATCAAGTAGCTTGTGATCAGCCGTCCACTTGGAGTTTGACGCGCTGACTAATGCAGAATCTGCCGCTGTTTGATCGCCTTTATAAAAAGATATATTAACAACATTATCCCAGTTATTTAGGTAGTTAGTGCCGTCCCATATCTTGTCATCGTTAAACCAGACGCTTTCATAGGCATCAATCTCATGCCCTGCAACAGCTATTACCAACCATAGGTATTTGTTATCTGAACCAGTTGATTCAAGGTAAACAATGTTGCCACCAATACGGGCGCGACCATAGACAATCTTTCTACTCTGCGCGGCCTCTCTTGTGGTAACGGATTGACCGCCCATCTGAGTGCCAATATCGGGCTTTGGCATTAATGCGCGAGAGACTAGCGATAAACCTGCACCAATAGCAAATGCAGCCCATGAAAAAGTAAAAGCACTTATTGCTAACGCATGACCTGCTGCTGATGCTAATCCTGCTAATAATGCAAAAGCCATTTTTAATCCTTAAAACATTTAGAGTAAATGCGTTCAATTAAAGTAAAACCCATTCCAATCAAGAGGCTATCGAAAGGAATGTGAACTTTAGTATTTATATTCAAGCAAGAAATGCCATTTTCCGCGCAATGTTCTTGAGCATAGTTTAACAGCTTATATCCTGTTGCGCCCGCCCTGCTGTCAGGTAATACGAAAACAACATCGTTATTGGCAAAAACATGGTCTTTATAGTGCATTGATCTACTCACTACTAAGACACAATAGCCTACTAACTCACCATCTTCTCTGGCGGTAAAGACTCTCAATATTCCTGCCGCGTCTAGCTTGGCGTATTGTTCCCAATCAGGGTTTAGTTTTATAGCACCTTGATTTAAAGCAACCAATTCCCAATGCTTTTCAATTAACGGTTTAATGTCTTCTTTGACGGATGCCAAACATTCGTGCGCGATCTTCATTTTTTCCCCTAATGATAGTTTCTTGGAGCGCCACCTTGATTTCCAGAATTACCACCGCCACCGCCTGCTGTGTTTGATGGCCTTCCCCAGATAATTTCCTTCTGAACAATAGCAGTCACGTATTCAAAGCCTTTGTCTGTCGGGTGGTCTATCTTTTGATCTTCTGCGGTGTAGCGTCTAACCTTAGTGCGCTCAAACGACACTAATTTGTTTTCAACTGAAATGCCTATGCTTGAGTAAGCACCAGACTCAGAGATTGTCATGGTATCCATGAACCCAGAGAATACGATTACAGGGTCAGCGATAAGATCACCAGACGCATCAAACGCACCAAGAGAAACGGTCAATGGTCTGCCTTGATATTCGTGATCTTTAGCAATGGCAATAAAGGACGTTTTAATGCCTGTTAAACTGACATTGATACCAGTGGCCGAAATGTCTGAGGTTTCTGTTATTTGGCTTATGGAGAGAAGGTCGCCTGTCCCTGTATAGGTGTTGCCGCCAAAAGCAAGATCACCGATACCGTTCCAGATATTTAATTGACTAGGGCTTTCACTAGCAGTGCCATTTCCATTATTAGCACCTGTGCCCGTTGCCGTAAAATCCAACCCAACTGTATTTGCACTTGCTCCGATAGCTGTAAAATTAGTACCGCCAATACTAGCTATGCGGTAAAAGTGTCCTATTATAAAATTACCCGCTGTAATATTAACGTCGAATGTCATGCGAACAAAATAAACAGGCCGAACCACATCAGCGGTAGTTACTGCTGTCATTCCACTGGTTAAGGTTCTGCTCATAATGCCTCCTCGCAAGCAAACGAGAAGCCGTAAATACTAGCCTCGTTAATAGACCAACCGACATCGTTAGCAGACATGCGCCAAAGGCTTTTAGGTAGCGTAAAGTCACAAACCTGAAAAGCCGCGATAGCCTCTCGCAATGGTGGCTGAAAGTTTAAAGTTCCTGCTCCACTAGATTTGTCAGATGTAATCAAGTACAGATAAGACCCTAACTGAAAGTAAGTTCCTGCACTAACAGCAGAGCTTCCTGATGTAGTGGTCAAGGTTTCAGATCGAATTGTTGCTGATGTTGAAAGAGCCACATATGCTGTGCTTGTGTGCAATGGATTGCCAAACGTAAACGTGCCTTCCCGCCCCTTTAAGCCAACAATAAAACCTTCAACAGATCGTGCCTCTGCATGGCTTAATGGCGGCAGACTGATCTCTGCTTCCCATCTAGCGCCTTGATGAGTATATACCTGAGTGTCTAAAGTAAAAGGAGATTCAGAAACTGCGACAACTCGACGCAATCGCATAGACATATTCTTTATTCCAACACTTGGAAAAGCTAAAGGCATTATGCGCCCCCCATTGCTTTCGAGAAGTTGCCACCGCGCAATCGTGCATCTGCAACAGCACCTTTAGCGGCCTGTGCGATCTGAGGCATTAGCTGAACTATCTCAGCGCGAACAGTAGATTGTATGCCTGTTGTGACATTGATTGTTTGGTTTATTGTAACGCCACCGCTAACGCCACCGCTAACGCCACCGCTTTTAGTGTGGTCAATAACAGTTTCATTAGGGTGAAGTATTGCAGGAAAACCGCCTTTGCCGTCTACACCTCCAGTTCTTGAACCTCCACCTGTAAAACCACCTCCTTCAAAAGACTGCGACCTTATTTGTGCTACCTGAGCAAGTCCCGCAGTAACAACACCTGCCGCCATTAAAAAGTTAATTGGTGGTGGGTATGCCGCTAAAGCTTTAGAAGCTCCAGCATAGGTATTCATTATTGCTTGTCCTATCTGAAATGCTTTATTTACAGCAAATAGTTTTTTACTGTGCCTAGAAGATGCAGAAAATTGTTTCCCAAGTTCTCCAACTATTTGTTGTGTTTGTTCTACTTGAGTTAAAGCATTAAATTTAGCCAAGTCAATAGCGGCTTTCTTTTTGATTTTATCTTGAAAGCTTTCCTGCTTTATAACTTTTGCGCCTTCAGAAGCTAAAATAACGGCAGGTGAATTTGCGGCCACTATTTCAGCGGTTTCCCTAGAAGCTAATTTAATCTCTTCATAAGCCGCAAGAATTCCTTCCGCAGGGTTACTTTGTCGCATTAATTCTATTTCAGATTGAAGCTCTTTAACACCCAACATCGCTTCATCAAAAAAACTTTTTATTCCGTCACCAATTAGTGGCTTGCCTATTTTCTTAGCAAGAATATCGTACAGCTCAATAAAAGGGCGAACAGCATCAACTAATTCTTTGCCAATAAAAACAGCAAGTTGATAAAACACTAAGTGAACTTGCTTTGCAAATATAGACATTGAATGCAATGCGCCCTGCACTTTAGCAAAAGCAGTAACTAAACCATCAGCTACACGCTGACCAACATTGCCAAACTCAGCAGAATCTACAGCGGATTGCCTAAATAGGTTTGCTACGGTTTCAATAATAGGAGCAAAAGCAACAGCTAATTGATTGCCTAGACCAGTGAATACAGCTTTAGCCCTAGTGATAGAATCATTAGCCGCTTCTATCTGGGCAGTGTCGGCACGACTTAAAGCAAGACCAAGCACGTTAGCTTCTGCCGTCATCTTAGCCAGACCCTCAGAGCCACCTGCTAATGTGTTTACTAGCGCGACACCTTCTGAGTCGAACAATTTCATAGCCAAACGAACTTTGTCTGATTGACTTTTTACTTTAGCCATAGAGTCAGCAATGACATTCATCTGTTCGTCTAAGGGCAACTGCTCTAACTCTGAGGCGTTAATGCCAAGTTCATGCAATGCGCCTACAGCCTCACCTGTGCCGTTTGCCGCTTCACTAACTCGCCTTGTGAGCCGTTGCATTGCCATATCCATCGTACCCGCAGATACGCCTGTAAGCTCTGCCGCGTGACGCAATCCTGCCAAGGCTTCGGTAGTTATACCGATTTTATCGGCTGTTTTAGCTAATTGGTCGCCCGATCTAAGGGACGATATGGTAAGGGCAGTCATTGCAGTAGCAACCGCAGTCACTACAATCGCAACAGCTTTAAATGCTTTCTTTGCTAATGTTGCCATGCCGCCAATGGCTTTGGTCAATGCAGGAAATCGCTTTTTAACTTTTTCAGCGGCCATGCCTATTTTAGCAAGACCTTTTCTAGCGCCCGCAAAGACACCTTCAAATTTGTCAAAAGCCTTAATTACAATATTTACATTTTCAGCCATTAGATTCGCTCTTTATTCTAAAGTAGGCCATCCATTCGTGAAAATGGTTTAACGGCATATCTTCTGCTTCTTCTATTGTAATGTGAAGGCGGTCAGCCAAGGAAAGCAGGTTCATCCTTGACTGATCGCTTTTTAGTTTCCCTCAAGCGCCTCTGCTGTTTCAATGTCTGCAAACATTTGATTTGCTATTTCAGAAATCACATTGGTCTCTTCACCCATCAAATCAATACGATCTTCGCCAGATGTAAACAGTTTATCACCGCTTTCATCTACTGCCTTCATGCAAATCAAGTCAACCATAGCACCGATTGTAGTGTTGTTTAAAAAGTTAGGGTGCTTCTTCTGCAACTGGTCTAGGTCATAGCAGGTTATTGGCCTACAATACAACTTAAACGCTCCAGAATCGTCACCCCATGCAGGAACAAGAACTTCTCTTGCTTCTACCTTTCTCCTTCCTCGTAACTCTTTAGCTAATCCCATGGTTTAATCCCCTTTATACTTGTGCTTCAGTTACAGCGCCACTGCACTGAATAGAGAAACTGGCTTCGACCATTCCATCAAATGCGCCACTGATTGAACGTGAAGTTACAATGCCGCCACCAGAAAAGAAAGTTTCGCCAGTGCCAGTACCAGTGGGATAGATTTCAAAATCAACAGAAGCTCGCTCATCAAGGATTAGTTGCTGTGCATCCGCTTCATCCCAGTAGCACTCGATTGATACGGTGTTAGTTTTTAAGCCTTCTTTGTACGATCGTGCAACGTCACCCATCACTGAGTTTTCAATAGTGTCCGCTGAACCGTCAAAAGTGAAAGAACGTACTTCGCCTACCACGGCAACAGTCGTGCCTGAGACTTGTACTTTTACCACTCCAGATGCGCCTGTTTTAGTCGCCATGATATTTACCTCTAATTTAAGTTAAGTTGTGCCGCGAGTGTATTGATACAAAACGCGTACTGTAATAATGACCCCACCAATGGGATCAATAGAACCTTCATCGATCTCGATCTGAGTCATCTGCGTATCTAGGGCAAAACCCCCACGCAAACGATCTACATCAAGACCCTCTTCTATAGCCTCTATTATGTTGTTCCTAGCCGAATCGATTACCGACCCTTTAACATAGCAGATAAGCTCATAATTTATTGTAGCCATACGCTGAGTGATTGACCCGCCTATGCTACTGTCTGCTCTATCCTCTCCTGCACTACGCACAAGGATAGCAGGAAATTGTGCGCTTGATAACTTGGCAAAATCGAACGGCTCGCGAGTAACATATTTTATGTCTACTGGCGTTATCACCGCTTGTAGTGTATCGACTAAGTTGTTTGCAATGCTTTCTCTTACGCTCATTTTAGTGCCTTAAAGAATATCTCGCCTAATTGCTTTTTCTCTCGTCTGCTGAAACCAAAAAACGGTCTTTTCTTACTTACCATTGCCGCCTTCTTAGCTTCTTCACCACGCGAAAAGTAAATCTCCGCATAGTTACTTGTTGCCACAGCAGTAATACTACCTAACATCAGGCCAGTGAATTGCAAATCCACATTTTTTCCACGACCCTTGCTTGCACGAAAGGCAAGATACTTTGGGCTGTATCTAGGGAAAAAGCCTTTAAGCCCTCTACCTTTTTTAGTCCTATCTTCAATGATGTTGATGCCTTGCAAAGCAGTCTTCAACAAAGCCTTTTTGACGCTTGCTTTAAGCTCTATGCCTTTCTTTCCAATTCTTTTGGAAACATCTATCGCATCGTGGCCTAACTCTACTTCCATTACCTGTCTAACCTCAGTCCTACAGGTTGCTTCTCATCTTCTTTTACGTTCCCATCACCATCAGCATCATAATCAACGCCATCAGCTAACACTGATTCAAGCTCTTCGCCATAACGAGCCTTGTAAAATTCGATCATATTGCCGAACCTATCGCCCTCTGTCCAGTTAGTCAACTGGGGTAAAGCATAACGCCACAGCACTAAGTAAGCACTGACAGTCGTGAACTGGGTAGCGGTTAGCTTGGTGTTATCCATCTCGCCTGATATGTTCTTTCTAGGCCACCATTTAATACGCAACTCGCGCTGAATATCAGTTTCTGCTTTTGAATGCTCCAATAAAAAAGAATCGATACCTAGATCGAGAATATCGGGAATCAGTTTTAATAAATCTGCATCGCTAGAATATGCCATTACTTACCTCAGTAAAAAACCCACCCCCCGAAAGAGGTGGGTATAGTCTTACAGTACCGCGTCAGAAAGAAGCTCAATTCCGAACGAATCATCAAGCTCTGCAACACCATATACAGCAGTGGCGTTAAGCTCGAATGCTCGGAGAGACTCATCACGTTGTGGCGCAATGTTAAAGTCACGCTTCATAGCGATCATAATAGCTTCAGGAGCGAATACAGCGCCCTTAGCATCTCCAGAACCGTCAATAGCTACGTTAGCTGACTCGTAGACATTGATGCCCGCAATAGTTCCAACATAACCAGTACGCATCGCTTCGTT